GGAATTAAGATGTTCGTGAAGGCCGACAAACTGACCGGCAAAACGAGCTACCCTGCTCGTTCGCGCCCGATACAGGCGCGCGGACCACGTTACAACGTGGTCTTCGGACAGTACGTCAAGCCGCTCGAAGCAGCTCTGTACCACTGGAAGGGCCCTGCCAGGGGCGTGCCCCGCTCGCGAGTTTTTGCCAAAGGCTTGAACTCGCGCAAGCGAGGAGCGGTCATGCAAGACAAGCTTGCTGCGTTCCAAAATCCAGTGGCATACTCAATCGACGTGTCATCCTTCGACGGCCACGTCGGGGTGGACCACCTTGGCATGGTGGACGCGTGGTACCACAACATCATCGGAGACGAAGAGCTGAGTATTCTCCGGGCGATGGTGCGGCGCAACAAAGGACGCTCGGCGTCCGGCATAAAGTACACGGTCTCTGGCAAGCGGATGTCAGGGGACATGGACACGGCTCTCGGCAATTGTTTGATCACATTAATATGCGTTCAGGCTTTTTGCATCCAACGCCGGTTCCGTCGATGGGACGTTCTCATCGACGGGGACGACGCCGTTCTCATCCTTGAACGGAGCGAGGCCGTTCCTACCAACGTGCTGGTGCAAACCTGGCAGCAATTCGGATTTCCACTCACCGCCAGCGTCACGGGCCTCACAGAGGCGCTGGTGCCGGAGAGGATCGAATTCTGTCGGGGGGCTTTTTGTTGGGTTCGGGGTCAGTTGGAGTTGGTGCGCGACGTCAGAAGGGCGGTCGCGACCTTCGGCTGTACCCACCGCGAACCCAACGAAGCCACGTACATTGCCAAGTTGCGCGGTGCAGCACTCTGCGAGCTGCACCAGTCACGCCATCTACCGTGCGTATCGGCGCTGGCGTGGTCTGTTTGGAATAGCACGACCGGTAAAGTGAGTTATGATTACGACGAGCTTTATCGGTTCGGCGAACGCTTGTGCGTTTCCAAATTTTCCACGGAGCCTTTGGCACCAGAAGTCGACGCAGGTACTCGCGCGTCAATCCACCTAGCCTTTGGCGTGTCCCCGGACGAGCAGCTGGCCTACGAAGAGGCAGTGCTCGGTTTGGGCGCACCAAGAGGGTGGCAGACGGAGTTCGACGGTGTGGTTGTGGGGGGCAAGGCGGTGTGGCTATCACCCCAAAAACTCCTGGGTTGCTAACCAGGTTGATACGTTGCCTCGTAGCGTTGGAAGGCCGCCTTCGGGAGAGGGCCGAAAACGCGCTACGTGGCCCAATGCGAATCAAACCAGTTAGCGCGCTGGACAGTAGCA